GCGCTTTCGTCTCTATGGAATGACCAAGGATGCCGAAGGCAACTCCAATGTTGACCTGGTGGCTCTGAAAACCCGAAGCCCGAACAAGACTTTCAAGTGGACCAAGACTTTCCATGAAGCACCAAGAGATGCAGGGTTCTTTGGGCAGACTGCTTCTTTCAGGCCGTCCAAGTGGCTAATGATAACCGAGGGTGAGCTGGACGCCATGAGCGCCTGGCAGATGCTGAAACGCAAGATGCCCGTTGTCTCCCTCAAGAATGGTGCTAAGGACACTCGCCTTAACGATTTCCAGAAAGAGTACCTGGATAAGTTTGAGGTTATCTATATCTGCTTTGACGCTGACGCAGCGGGACAAAAAGCGGCCAAGAGATTTTCCCAGAGCTTCCCTCCTTCGAAGATACGCATTGTCCAGCTTGAGGACGGTCTCAAGGATGCCAATGACTATTTAACAAAGGGCAAGATAGACGAATTTAACTTCGCCGTATCCATTGCCAAGTCTGTAGTAAGGCAAGGCTTGGTCCTTGGGCGAGACACGCTCAAGTTTTTACACGAAGACCCAGAGGAATTTTTCTCTTACCCATATGATGGCCTGAACGAGATGATCTACGGCGCCTCCAACGCAGGCGAGCTTATAACCATCCTGTCAGGCAGCGGCCTTGGTAAGAGCACAGTCATGAAAGATTTAGGGCTTCACTTTTACAAGACCACAGATCTCAAACTTGGCTGCTTGTTCTTCGAAGAGAATAAAAAGAAGACAGTCAAGATTCTCACAGGGATGCACATGGGGGTGAACCTGGCGCTCCCCGATATCTTCGAAGCAACTCCTACGGATCAAGTGGACAAGGCATGGGGTGAGGTGCTGGACAATGACAGGTGGGTACTGTGGGATCACTGGGGCTCTAATACCATTGAATCCGTGCTGGATACAATACGTTACATGGTAGCCAACTTTGGCGCGAAGGTAATTTTGCTTGATCATATTTCTATTGTCCTGTCCGGCGGCACGCATGTGGACGAAAGAAAAGCTATTGACCAATTCATGACAGGGCTGAGAACCTTGGTGAATGAATTGGAGTTTATCTGTATTGCTATTAGCCACGTAACCAAAAGCGGGGGCAAGGATGGCACGCCTCACGAGGAAGGAGGTAGGGTACGCCTTAGCCATGCCCGGGGCGCTGGCAGCATCTACCAACTATCTGATACAGTGTTAGGTCTGGAGCGCGATGGTCAGCATGATAACCGTGCTTTGCGCCTCGTAACCACCCTGCGTGTCTTGAAGTCCCGCCTCTCTGGTGAAACCGGAATTGCTACGCGATTGGCCTACAACAAAGAGCGCGGGCAGCTTAAAGAACTTGCAAACGAAGAATACCAAGCACTCCAATCCATCCCTAGCGAAGAAGAGGCTTTGGTTTTCCTGAAAGGAGAATACTAATGACTAAAGAAGACGAGCTTGCTGAGCACCTGGAGGGGCTAAACCCCGCTATTCAGATTGTAGAGATAGATGTGTTCAAGGGTGCGGGGGCAATTTTACAGGGCATTGCACAGATGAAGGCACAGCCGCTAGATCAAGAGTGGGACGAGAAACTTAAATACATGGTGGACGTTTGTAATAATTGCCTGCACCAATTCTGGCAAGCACAGGCTATCCGCTTGGCACTCCACAAGTCTATTGCAGAAGATAACCTTGAGTTGTTCAATGCTGATGAATCCGTAAAGCACTAAGGGGTATTGCATGGACCCTTTTGATAACCTCAGTAACCCTGAGTATTCGCGTTTCATTGGATTATCCAGATATGCCCGATGGCTTTCCAAAGAGAAGCGCAGAGAGACATGGGCAGAAACAGTAGATCGCTACTTCCTTTTCATGGGGGAGCACCTGGAAGAAAAGTATTCTTACAAGATACCCAAGGCTTTGCGGCAAGACCTGAGAGAGGCTGTGTATGACTTGGAGATCATGCCTAGCATGCGAGCTCTGATGACCGCAGGACCTGCTCTGAAGCGTTGTAATGTTGCAGGCTTCAACTGTTCCTATTTACCCATTGATCATCCCAGAGCTTTCGATGAACTCTTGTATATCCTCATGTGTGGCACAGGGGTTGGCTTTTCTGTTGAAGAAGAAAACGTAAAGAAGCTTCCTGAAGTCAATGAAGTTCTTGAGACTTGTGAAACCACAATAATGGTTGATGATAGCAAGCAAGGGTGGGCCAAAGCTTTACGCCAGCTTATTTCTTTACTGTACGCAGGGCAAATTCCTAGCTGGGACTTGAGTAAGCTAAGACCTGCGGGCGCACGTCTTGTTACGTTTGGGGGACGGTCCTCTGGTCCAGACCCTCTGGATGACTTGCTTAAGTTCGCAGTCAGTATCTTTAAGGGCGCACAAGGACGCCAGCTAACTTCTTTGGAATGCCATGACGTCTGCTGCAAGATTGGCGAGGTGGTAGTCGTAGGTGGGGTCCGGCGCTCAGCCTTGATCTCCCTGAGTGACATCAAGGACATTCGCCTAAGGGATGCCAAGACAGGCGAGTGGTGGCGCACAGAGCCGCAAAGATCTCTCTCGAATAACTCTGCGGTCTACACACGCAAGCCTGATATGTCCCTCTTCTTTGACGAGTGGCATTCCTTGTACAATTCCAAGAGTGGCGAGCGTGGTATCTTCAACAGAGATTCAGTCAAGAAACATCTAAGGGCTAACGTAGCGAGGCGTGAACCTGACCACCCCTTCGGGTGCAATCCCTGCTCGGAGATCAGTCTTAGGCCCTACCAGTTCTGTAACTTGACTGAGGTAGTAGTGCGCCCCAAGGATAATCCAGAAGACCTTGAACGCAAAGTACGCCTTGCCACAATCCTGGGAACATTTCAAAGCACGCTGAGTGACTTCAAGTATCTGCGTAAAATCTGGACAAAGAACACAGAAGAAGAGCGTCTTCTGGGTGTATCCATGACAGGCATTCTGGACAATGCTCAGATGGCTAGCCTTGATGCCAAGGATTGCATGCTGGCCCTCAAAGAAAAAGCCGTAGAGACAAACAAGGAGTTTGCCAAGAAGCTGGGCATAGAAGAGAGCGCTGCGATTACTTGCGTTAAACCAAGTGGTACTGTGTCTCAGCTAGTAGACTCCGCATCTGGCATTCACCCCAGACATGCCCCTTGGTACATTCGCAGGGTGCGGGGGGACAAGAAAGATCCCCTCACTAAATTCATGATTGACCAAGGGTTTCCACAGGAAGACGATCTCTTCAATTCACATAGCGTAGTCTTTGATTTTCCAATGTCTTCCCCCAAGTCTTCCTTGACGCGAAACCAAATCAACGCTACGGATCACTTGGAACTATGGAAGGCATACCAGGTTTATTGGTGTGAACATAAGCCCAGCGCCACTATCTCAGTGCACGAGTCAGAGTGGTTACAGGTAGGGGCTTGGGTTTACGAGAACTTTGACCATATCTCTGGTGTGTCCTTCTTGCCCTTTGAAGAGCACACGTATAAACAAGCGCCTTATGAGGAAATCACAGAAGACGAATACAAGGAGTTACTTGGGAAGATGCCAAAGAAAGTTAACTGGGATGGTCTTCAAGAATACGAGAAGGAAGATACTACAGTGGGCAGCCAGGAGCTTAGCTGCGCGGCGGGATTCTGCGAAATAACATGAAGTCTTCCGTGCGTGCAACTTCAATGTATAGCGAGGCAACTGATCTAGTAGCTGTCTTGACTCAGTACATGGCTTTTTTAAACACAGAGCCAACCAAGAGTGAGATGCAAGAAAACATAGGAAAGCTGGAAGACGTAGAAGCTCACTTGCTATCCCTGTTGGCAGTCGTAACAAACGCCAAGCTTTCTCTGGATGAAATGTTTAAGGTAGCCGAAGATGACTAAGTGCGAGAAGTGTTCCCAAGCCAATGGGCACGAAGCTTGGTGCCCTGAGAAATACCAAGGCGGATCTTTGGGCAAACAGGTGGGAGGGGATCACTACAAGGATTGCAATATACAACCCCTGGAGTATGGTTATGCAAATAGCTTGAGTATCTGTGAACACGCAGTAGTCAAGTACATTACACGGCATAAGAAAAAGGGACAGATAGAAGATCTGAGGAAAGCCAAGCATTATGTGGAACTAGAAGCCAAGCTTACTTACGGTGAAGAGATATGATTGTCACAGAATGGGAAAACATGGTTAACAAGATGGTGAAAACACGCTCACCAAAGACAATGCACTACAGCTTATTTATGATGCTGGGGAATTTGCACAAAGGTGTACAGCCCTGTCGGAGGACGATAATGGACCAACTAAGAGATGAAAGATGATTCAAACTTACACTGTTTCCTTGGCTACGACGAGCGCCAAGACACCGCATGGAAAATATGTGCTGAGTCGATCCGTGAACAAGCTTCGCGACCTATATCCATCTACAAACTGGACCATAGGCTGCTCAGAAAACTTGGTCTCTTTAACAGAGGCTGGGAAGTGGAAGGAGATACGGGGCGCTCTGTGGACAAGTCTGACGGGCGCCCTTTCTCTACGCAGTTTGCGCACTCTCGTTTTCTTGTCCCCGCGTTTTGTGACCATCTTGGGCTCTCTGTTAACGATGCCGCTTTATTTGTTGATTCGGATTTTGTCTTTCTGGATGATCCCTACAAGATTCTATGGGAAGCTGCACAGTCCCCCGGGTATCCAGTATATTGTGTTAAGCATAGCTACAGCCCGGCGCACACTGTCAAAATGGATAACCAGGATCAAGCGCAATACCAGATGAAGCTATGGTCTTCCTTGATGCTCTTTGACTTATCACGTCCTATGGACTTGGATAAAGAGAAGGCCAATACCATGTCTGGCAGAGACCTGCATACATTCCAATGGCTGCCCAAGGATGCCAAGGGCAATCCTTTGATCGGTAACTTGAGCGAACGCTGGAACTTTATCCCTGATCATTCTGAAGAACGCATTGCACCTGAGAACATTGGAGCGATCCACTGGACAGAAGGGGTGCCCTCTATTCCGGGCTATGAGTACACAAGGTATGCCGCTATCTATAACGCCTATCGACGCAAGATTAACGAGCTAGAACTTGAGAGAGGCTTCTATGACTAACACAGTAACACAAGTTAATATCTCTGTGTTCAAACCCCAAGGCTATGACTATGGGTACTATGTCAGAACGACAGATCGAGGCAAAGCTATCGAAAGAGTCTTAGACCACTTCAAAAGTGAAAGATTAGGTTTTCCTTATATTAATACTATCTTAGCAAAACACACGGGGTTAGATCGTATAGAGAAAGAAAGGTATAAGGAGTTACTTTGTAATGACTAAATACCACGTAGTAACTTCCTTCTCGGATAAGCTGTGGAAAAACTACGCCAGCAACACAGTGCCCTCAGTGCGCAAGCATTTGCCCAAAGAGGTTACTATGTCTGCCTGGTATAACGGGGAGTATTCCTCAGTATGGGAAGAAGAGCTACCCGATGTGCGCTTTGAAGACCTGAATGCTGTAGGTGACTATCAATATTTCCGGCAGAAATACAAGCGTACCAAGGTACCTAAGGTAGAGCCAGGGCACCAGTTTCGTTTTAACTTCCTTCCTTTCTGGAACAAGGTCTGCGCACTTTACCAAGAGATAGGCAAGCACACTGAGGGATACGTGGTATGGGTAGACGCTGACGTGGTCTCTATAAAAGAAATTACTATGGATGACTTGGAACGCTGGACTGACGGGGCTGACGTATCAACCCTTGTAAGAGGCGCTCCCTGGAATACCTGGGATACAGGCTTTGTAGCCCTCAAGGTTCCCGAGGCAATCCCCCTCGTTAAGGACGTGTACGACTTGTATACATCCGGGCGAATCTTTGATCACAATGAATGGCATGACGCTTATCTCTTTACAGTAGCCTTCAAGGATTTCAAGGATAAGCTGAGGCTGAAGAACCTTAACATGATGTCCTCTGCTGCCCACCCCTTTGATGCCAGCACTTTACCCCCGCAGCTTGCCCACTTGAAAGGTGCTGAGAGAAAGATGAAGGGGTTCTTTATGGACCCTTCTAAACTCAACGGCATCTTCAAAGCAGACTTTACAGGAGTCAAGAATGTCCAGGATGATCCTGAGATACGCTTGACTGACGGCGGGAACATTGTGATGCCTGATGGGACTATGAGGAATGTGCTTTGACTATTAGGAGACAGTGGAACAGGCTGAGAGAAAACATAGTATGGAGCGCGGCAGGTGTTCATGGCAGAGAGCCAGCGAGTTTGGTTATTTCCCGTGGGGCTACCCTTGCAGAAATGATCTTCCATAAGGTGAGAAGGAGCAGCCCAAGAGTTGAAAGGGCAGCCCTACGGGAAGGGCTCGAATGAAAACACAGCTCATCTCCGATGAATACAAGGACCTGAACTCGGACCTTCATTCAAGGAATCCTTTGTTCGGCTCCAAGGCTCACAAGCAAGCAGATAACGTAGTGTCATCTCTGAGTCTCAAGGCCGGGGATACATTGCTGGACTATGGCTGCGGTAAAGCATCGCTGCACAGAGAGCTTGCCAAGCGTGACATCACAGTCATTAACTATGATCCTGCTTTGAAAGCCTTTGAGGAACACCCCTCCAAACGCGAAGGGTATCCCTTTGAATATCTCGCCTGTATGGATGTGCTTGAACACGTAGAGCCCAATAGCCTCAAACCTGTTCTGAGCGATATCAAAGATTGCTTTACCAAGAAAGCCTTTCTTCTTATTTCCACAGAACCTTCCAACAAGAGGCTGGCAGATGGGCGCAATGCTCACTTGATTATTCAGGCAAGGGGCTGGTGGCTGGACCGCTTGGAAGAGCGAGGTTTTAACGCAGAAAAAATAGTGGACAACAGGAAAGGCTGGCTGGGGGTTTTATGCACGTAGGGGCGAGAGAAATATACGAGGCTCTTCGCCCTAACGGGGCGCCCGAGGGTCTCATAGAGAAGATCAAAGTAATTACAGAGGCACTCAGAGATATCTTTGACAGGGATGTCAAAGGTGATGTCTTTGAGTTCGGTGTGTACAAAGGTTTTACTTCGATCCCTTTGGCTTGCACTATCCTGGGAGAGCCTTCACCCGCCACCTTACACCTCTTTGACACCTTTGAAGGGCTGCCTGAGGGCGACCCTGAGAAAGACATCAAGATAGAAGCGAAGACACAAGGGCCTCTTCCCCCCGGCACCCTTGCATATTCCTTAGAGGACTTCCAAAGCTTCTACACAAAGGCTCTCTTGGAGCTCTATGGAGAGACGGGGCTTTACTCTTTACACAAAGGCGATGTCAGAAACCTTGTAACCAGGGACAACTTGGATAGCGTAGCTTTCGCTGTGTTTGACGTAGACTACTATGACAGTACCAGACATCTCTTTGAGACCGTTGCTCCCCAAGTTACTCTTGACGGGGTTATCTATGTAGACGATTACTATTCATGGCAAGGCGCAAGACAAGCCACAGAAGAGTTCCTTGAAGACAACAAAGAATGGAAGCCTTTCATAGTACGTTCCCGAAAGCCTTATTATTTCCTGAGAAGAGTGTGACCCAGTGGCCATGAGTTATAAACAAAGTCAGAACCCAAAAGAGATTACAGGTCTACGCAATCACATGCGAACCATGATGCCTAAAGGTACGCTTAGCTCTTACCTGGAAATTGGTAGCTATGCGGGTGAATCCTTTGAATACATGGTACCTGCCTTAAAGAAGGGCGCCACTGTAGTTCTTGTAGATCTGGGAGATAACAAAGCTGCTCGCCAAAACTTGCTAGAGATTCTGGACAAGGCAGAGAAAGAGAACAGCCTAAAGATACACCTTGTAACAGGTGACTCTACGGACCCCCTTGTAATCAGCAAGGTAAAAGACCTTTGCCCTCCTCATTCTTTTGACTTGTGCTTCATAGATGGATGCCATGACTTTTCCTATGTGGTGTCTGACTTGGCTAACTACTCACCATTGAGCTCTTATGTAGCCCTGCATGATATTGACCCAAGGTGTATTCAGAAACAGGTAGAAAAGCATTGGTTCGAGAAACCCTGCGCAGCGCATGTATGGAGTGTTCTAAAGCTCAGCCGTAGCGTAGATGAATTTATTGATGCAGACGCCAAGCGCCCTATGGGGATAGGTGTTCTGCGTGGAATTACCATAGGAGTAGGGAACTGACGTGACTGAAGGAACGAAAGCGGTTTTGGCACTTAATGCTCTCCTTATCTACACTATCTTGTGGGCAGCCCCTGCAATACTCTTTGGAGGGATGGGCTATGGCAAGCTTGCCATTGCTTGGGTATGGATAGCAATTTGTAGTAACCTGTGGATTACCTCCAATCTCCCCAATAACGAGGAACATTAACATGACTGAGGAAATTGATTACATTGAAGACAAGGAGAACCTATGACCACCTACAGTGGAAACAAAGTTTCTCAGGACAATCCTCTGCGTATCGTGACATGGTTCTGGGATAACCCCAATGCCAAGAACACGGCTTTCTTCGAGTGGACCCCTGATCACGTCCATAAGCTAGCCGCAGGGTTCAAGCGTCATCTTCATATACCCCATGAGTTCTGTGTTGTGACAGACAGAGCCTCTGAGCTAGACGCCTCCAAGGTGCGCATTATCCCCATGTGGGATGACTTGCGAGATTGGGGGCGTTGCTTCACCCGCCTCAAGGCTTTCTCCAAGGAAATGAAGGACATCATTGGACCGCGCTTTGTTTCCGTGGATCTGGATATGCTTCTTGTTGACGATGTTACCCCTATCTTTGATCGCCCTGAGCCTTTCGTAGGCTACAGGGATAGCAAGAATCCACGGTGCTACTCTGGCGCTCTTTGGATGAAGGATGCCGAGGCAGAAAACCAGGTATGGGATACGATACGTCTGGTGCGTGCTTTGGACTTGGGAGAGGCAGACTATGTTGGCTCCGATCAATGCTGGCAAACCACAGCCATAGGCGAAGACAAACATCCCCGGTGGTCTTGGGAAGATGGAGTCTATGACTTCTGGAATATCGAAGGCTTACCCAGACTTCCCGAGAACGCCCGCATCATTTGTTTCAACGGTATGCGCAGAGATATGAGCATGAAGAAGTTCCAGGATGCGTATCCCTGGATTGAAGAACACTGGAAGGAGTAAGGCATGGATATACTTAGTTTAGAAGAGCATAAAGCCTTAGCTAAGAATAACTTAGAAAGACTTGGTTTGAATACTCAGTATGCAAAGGGGGACTACGACTACTATCAAGTATCTCAGTTAGCCATTTCGTCTTTGATAGATCGCATTGAAAGGCTAGAAGAGCAACTCAAAGACAGGCGGGAAGACTAATGGCAGCTCAAGCAGTTCGTATCAAACCCGTTGATTGCGTCGATCAAGACGAACTCAAGACCAACATCCTTGCCAACATGGAAATGATCAAGGAATGGTCTGGACCTTGCCGAGTAAACCCGGGAACAGCATGGCTTTTTTCCGCAGGACATTCCTTGAACTTCGCTACAGAAAGCATGTTCACCAAGGAATATTTTTTAGGGCTTCAAGAAGACACGCACAAGATATTCTGTATCAAGCATGCCTTGCCTCAACTTGCAAAGGCAGGGATTGTTCCTGACTTTTGTGTGGCTCTGGATCCACGTGATATCAAAGGAACTTCAACACATGACATAGTGCGCGAAGAACTCTACGCAGCGGCGCCCCGAGAAACAGTCATGTTGATTGCCTCCATGACACATCCAAGTGTCACTCAGTATCTTTTGAATCACGGGTACAAAGTCATAGGATGGCACGCAGCTTCAAGCGCTATCAATGAGCTTGTAGAGAGCGGTAGCATGAAGTCCGCTATTACCATCGCAGGGGGAACAAGCAGTGCTATGCGCGCTATTTCCCTGGCACATCACTTCGGTTTCCGCAAAGCCAAGTGCATAGGCTATGACTGTTCTTTGGCAGAAGAGCCCCCGGAAGAACAAAAGGCTACCACTGTTATGGCAGGGCCTGCAGAGGGTAAGCAAAAGGAAAAGCCCAAGTACATAGAAGTCTTTAATCCGAATGATAAGAAGGACAGGTTTTCTTTCTGGACAACAGGAGAGCTTGTGGCCCAAGCGCAAGACATAGAGGCCACATTGCAGAACATGCAACTCTCTGACTTGGAGGTAAGGTTTTATGCTATGGATCCTCAGAGATCCTACGGCGGGAATATCGTAGAGCACACCAAGAACAATACCATCTTCCCTTCCATAGAGAAGAGGTTTGCAAATTGACCAAAGAAGCAACCTTGTTACAAACCAGGGAGGCTTACATTGCTTGTGGTCAGGACTCTGACTTAACAGCGGACGCCTTGGGGGTAAGCCAGAGAACTGTCCAGTACCGCTTAAAAGAGATGCGCAAGAAAGGTCTCCTTGCCAGCCAAGGTGCATCCTTGCCGCCCGTAGTGCAACCCAATTCTCGCCCCGTTGTAAGGGTTCGCGCTATTACCTCAGAGACGCCCCCGGAAGGCCCTCTCTTGAAGGTTCTGGTTATCGGAGATTCGCACGATAGTCCCAGCTTGCCGGACAAGTCACGCTTTACATGGATAGGCAAGCACATTGAAGAAACCCAGCCTGACTATGTGGTGGACATTGGCGATAGTTGTACCTTCGATAGTCTTTGCAGCTATGCAGGCAATGAAACCTATGAGGGCAAGTTAAAGCCTTCGGTACAGGCGGATCTGGATAGCTACGACAAGGCTATGGATGCGCTCTATAGCGCTTGTCCTACATGGAAAGGTCCTCGCCTTAAGACACAAGGCAATCACGAGGATAGAATCAAGTCCTTTGAAAACCGTAACCCTGAGATCTTTGGCATGATTGCGGGGGAGTACCGCAGAATACTGGAGCGCTACCGTATCCAGGAAACACCCTACGGGGAGTTCAAGTTTATCGGCGGGGTTGGTTTTATCCATACCCCTATGACACTTATGGGTAAACCTTATGGTGGCAAGACTATGGCACCGATAGGTAATGACGCCACATTTGATATTGTCTTTGGGCACACGCATAAAGAAGGCTCTCACAGGGCCCCCAAGATAGGCCCTCAGAACTATGTCAAGATCGTAAACGTAGGCTGTGCCTTGCCTTGGGGGCATGTGGAAGACTATGCGAGCAAGGCTACGACAGGCTGGTGGTGGGGCATTGTAGAGCTTAAAATTCAGGGTGGACACATTATCTCCAACCATGCTATACCGATGACAGAGCTGGAACGTCTCTACAGTTAAAGGAGGTCTTGATGACACAGAAAATTACCGAGCTCACACAGGAACAGCTTGACTTGATCCCTGCGTGGAACAAGAAGTGGATTGACATAGGGCTCTCCACTGAGCTTATCAACAGGGAGAAGGCCGAAGCCGCGCTCCTTGCCTTTTTTAAATACCTCAAGTTCAAGAAGCCCAAGTTCTTTTACTGTGATGGGCCCAAGGCTGCCTTTGACTTGGTAAGAAAAAGGCATGACAAAGACATGGATTCCTCTTCCTTTCTTTCCCATACCTTGTGCGGCTCTATGGAAGTTGAATGGGTTGCCCTCTACAAGTTCTACAAGGATGTCCTCGGAATCAAGGGCATTGATCAGATTGACTTGATGGCTGACGTGGTAACAACGTGCGGCTGGTGGACTGCCATTGATGACTGTGTGTATTTGCAAGAGCGCCCTTTGTTTATCAAGATGGACAATGAGAATCGCTTGCATGCGGAGAATGGTCCCGCTATTGAATACCGTGACGGCTTCAAGGTTTATAGCTGGCATGGCGTGCGTATCCCGGGTGAGTGGATTGAAAACCCTGACGCCTTGACGCCACATATGTGTCTGACTTGGCAAAACATTGAACAGCGCAGGTCTGCCTGTGAGATCAAGGGCTGGTACAATGTGCTCAGAGAGCTTAAAGCCAAGATCATTGACAGAGATGCTGACCCTGAGATAGGCGAGCTTCTTGAAGTGGATATCCCCGAGATTGGCAAAGAGCGCTTCCTCAGGGTTCTCTGTGGTACAGGCAGAGAGTTTGCCTTGCCAGTGCCGAACAACATGAAGTCAGCCATTGAAGCAAATGCCTGGACATATGGTATGAACCCTGATGAACTCATGCCTGAGATCAGGACTTGATTGACACCAAGAGATTCTTTGTGGTATCAAGGGTCTCTTAGCTAAGAAAGGCATAACAATGAAAACATTTGAAAACATGGCAGCACAGGGTGATATGATGATCATCCGTGTTGACACAGTACACGAAGGGAACAAGGTGGCTCTCACTGAGATCCCTGTGAGCTTCCAAGAGCAAAACCCTGAGGGCAGTAATCATGTAGTAGCCCACAGTGAGACAGGACATCATCATGTCATTGAACGTGAGGGTACTTCGTACTTCACGGATCCAGATGATGCCTTCAATGCTCTTCTGAAGGTGGAAAAGCCTACGCCCCTCGTACACGAGCGTAGCTTTGACACACATGAGCCTATTCTTCTTAACCCCGGCCTCTACAAGATTCGCCGTCAACGGGAATACTCACCAGAGGGCTATCGAAGGGTAGAAGACTAAGCGCTTGACAATGGTAAGTACCGTTGAGTACAAAGGGTCTCCATGAATACTTTGGAGGCCCTTTTCTTATGCGCACGTGTAACGCTTGGACATACTTAGACTTATCTGTATATGAAACCCTTAACAGCCTCGCGCCAATGAGGGGCATAGGGTATGACAATGCACAAGAGACAGAGCACCCTTTTTACGTAAAGCATTGGACTCACCCTACAGTAGACTTGAAATTCCTTCGTCCCCTTAGTGAGTTCACAGAAGCAACCTTAGAAGAGATGCCCTTATGAGAAACACCTGGAAGGCCTTAGATTTCGCAATCTTCTCTACCCTTACTGATCTTGATCCGCTAGAGGGGCTAGGCAGTAATGGTGTAGCAGGGCATCCTTTCTACCCAATTTATTGGACAAAGCCAAACATCGACTTGGAATTCCTTCACCCCCTTGGTGTCTTCGTTGAAGAAACCTTAAAAGAGGGCCCTGGTAACTAAGTATGTCCTCTTGTATTCTTGATATAGAAACAGATGGACTTGACTACACCAAGATCCACTGCGCAGTTGCTTTGGATACAAAGAGTGACAAGGCCGTCCTTTTTTTGCCTAAGCAATTCAAAGCACATGAAATCCCCAAGATATTCAAGGCGCCTGAGTTTAGCTTAAGGCAAGTCAAGGATATCCCCGCATGGGGTAAGAAGATAGACAAGTGGATCATGCACAACGGAATTGCTTTCGATGCCAGAGCACTCAAGAAAATTTTAGGGCTTCAGATACCCTTGGACAAAACTGTGGATACCTTGATTCTATCCCGGCTTCTCTTGATCGAAAGGAGCAAGCATGGCGTGGAGTCTTACGGGGAACAGTTTGGTGTAGCCAAGCCTGCCCATGAGGACTGGTCCAGGTTCTCCTGGGATATGCTATGGAGGTGTTATCAGGACACTATCATTCAAAAGAAAATCTACAGGTATCTCTGCCAGGTCAGAGAGAAGATGGGCACACCTTGGGAATGCCTTGAGTTAGAGCAAGCAGTGCAATGGATTATGCTAAGGCAAGCGGACAACGGGTTCTACCTGGATCCCGAGAAGACCCCCAAGCTTTATGCAGAGTTAGCCCAGAAGCATGCAGAGCTGACTGAGAAGATACAAGGCGCCTTCCCTACGCAGCCCAAGCTGATCTCTGAGGTTACCCCAAGGAAGAAAAAGGGTGGGGCCTGGCACTCTGTGGATACGCGCTACTTCGAGCCCCAGTGTGATACCCTTATGCCCGAGGGGTACTACGGTACACCTGACGAGATATTGGCAGGGCCTTATTCAAGGATAGCCTTTACATCCTTTAATCTTGATAGTCCCAAGCAAAGGGTAGATCGCCTGGTTGCCTTGGGCTGGGAGCCTACTGAGCGTACAGCTACGGGCGCGCCCAAGTTCACAGAGAACAGCCTCAAGTACGCTCCCAAGGATCTTCCCGAGGAGGCCAAGCTACTGGGTGAGTACCTTATGGTGGCCTCTCGCATGCGCACGGTAAAGCAATGGCTGGATCTCAAGGATGACCGTGGTTACGTTCATGGCCAAGTTATTACCTTGGGGGCGAGAACCCACAGAATGGCGCACAGGGCTCCAAACATGGGAAATGTACCCCGAGTAGGCTCTACTTATGGTAAAGAGTGCCGAGAATGCTGGACAGTAGAACATCCCGAAGCTAATACCCTTCTAGGTTGTGATGCATCAGGTATCCAGCTAAGGGCACTAGCCCATTATGCGAATGACGCAGAGTACATTGAACAGGTAACTCTCGGAGACCCTCACAACGTACACGCAGAGGCCCTAGGATGCTCCAGGAACGCCGCGAAGACATGGATCTATGCGTGGCTACTCAACGCAGGACCTGTGAAGCTGGGAAGCGTCCTGGGCGGTGACGTAAGGCTTGGTAAACACTCCATGAAAATCTTCCTTGATCGCATGCCTTTCCTTGGTAAAGTCAAAGAGACCTTCGAGAGCTATGCCGAGGGCAGTGCCTTTGTGGCCCTGGACGGGCGCCGCATACACATCCCCAGCGCCCACCTCAGCCTGTCCACAGGGCTACAGAGCTTTGAGCGCATAGTCATGGCGTGGGTTATGCGTGAGTATCACAGGGATATGATGGCCAGGGGCATTCCCTTCTGGCAGAGGAATTGTATCCATGATGAACTTCAGATTGAAGTAGCCAAGCAGCACGCAGATATGTTAGGCAACCACATCACAGGGCTGTTCAAGAAAGCGGGGGAAGCCTTGGGGTCCAGGTGTCCCTTGGCGGGCGAGTACAAGCTAGGGCAGTCCTGGTCAGAAACACATTAGGAGAAACAAGATGAAAGTTGATAACACACCTTGGTCAAAGGAAAGCGAAGATACCCTGCGTCAACTGGTGTTCAAGGGATACCCCGGCACTGCCATAGGACAGGTGCTTGGTAAATCGCGCAGTGCTGTGCTTGGAAAAATGTACCGTCTTGGTATTCGTATGAATCCCAGGATACGCATGGGTTCTGCAACAGTAAAGAAGATACGCTACCCTGCCAGCAAGCGCAAACAGGCTGGCTATATCCCTGTGCAGAGCAGGACGTGTGCCAGCACAGATGGTGGACCCATTACCCCTGATCTCCTTAAGGCACACCATTGCAAGTGGCCCTTCGGTGATCCCAAGAATCCTGCGTTCTATTTCTGTGGCAGGGCAAGGGTAGATGACAAGCCCTACTGTGCTGGACACTGTGAGGAGGCTTACAGGGGGTGACTGATGAAGAATGGAAAGTTTATGGGTTGTTGTGCCAGGCCATTTTTTTTGTGTGTGGCCTGTCTTGGGGTATCGTGCTGGTTGGCCTTTTGCATCTTGCATATAAAGCAATTGGCGCCCAATAGCAAAAAGCCCCCACCCTGGTGTAAACTTGTGGTATGGAGGATCGTAATCTACAGGGGCGCCCTTGGCGGTTCAGGCGTAGACTAGCTATCAGTGTGTTGTTGTTCTGCGCAACTACAAGTGTCTATGCCATGACGCAGGGCGTTGATATGACACAGGCAGTGTTGCCCACTATGGCTACCGTAGTCTCGGTAGTGCTGGGCACTTACTTTGGTGGCGCTGTTTACCAGGACACACGAAGAATACGAGGAGACTCCTAAGTGCTTGCACAAATCCTTGACATAGCTATGGGCTGGGCATCCTGGGGTGCCCTTGTGGCTGTCCCTGTGGCCATTGGCTTCTTTGCTATTAACGCAGGCATGGGCCTTAGAACGGCGGGGCTTCTTGCGGGGATAGGCTTTGCTCTGGTTCTAGGCTGGAATGCGCGTGGTGTTCTAGCCGAG